CAACACTCTTACGCTGTGCATGACGTCCAAAGCTACCTGATCCATCTGCTTGGTTACCTGAATCAGTAACCCAACGATGTGGGTAGTAACTTGCCATTGATTCGTCGCCGTTGCGCTCGTTTAGAGCTGCTGTATCAATGTAGTTACGCTCAAAACGCTTAACATTAAATCCGCTTCTGCGTAGATTCCATAGCAACATACCTTTTGGATATAGTGCAGGATCTGGTGCATCTGGGTCTAAATAATTACTTACTAGTAGTTCTGCAATAGTTGCACTTGGTGCATCATCAGCAGTTCCGCCTGTATCGCCGTCACGTGCATCAGCAAATAATACACCATTTTCAGTAGTTTGATCTGCTTTATCAAGCAAGATCCACTCATCAAGTGTATTGTTCCATCTGTAAATAGCTGGATAGTTTTCAACATCTGCTGTACTAACCCAAATATCGCCTTCTACTAGT